ATCATTGCATTAGACCCTGATGCATTACCCAAGATATTACAATTTGCAAAAGAATTACGTGGACATGTACCCAACATCCGTGTACTTAGATTGCAAGATGACTTAAAATATAGAAATAAAAATGATATTAACAACTTGTATAAACTAACCCCAAAGGAGTAATATATATGGAAAATTCACTACTAAGAAGTTTAATGGACAGAGAGTTCTACAAAGAGCATCGTGGAGCTAGGTGTCCAGATAGATTGTTCAGCAAGGATGCTAGAAAGATAAAGCAGACTATAGACCTAGCTATGGACAGATATGAACGTACAGTCACTGCTGATGAGATAGAGGCTTTGTTTATATCAAGTAATCCATCTATGTCTACTGCACAGAAACAAGCATACATATCCTTGTTTAGGTCTATCAAGAATGAGAAACCTTTAGGTGCTGATGTAGCACAAGAGGTGCTGTCTAAATTGTTTCAGCAGGTAGTTGGAGAAGACATTGCTAATCTAGGATTTGATTATGTCAATGGTCAACAGACTAGCCTAGAACCATTACGGATGCTATTAGAACAATACAATGATGATTTTACACCAGACTTGAATGTTGAGTGGGATGACTTAGATATTGAATCACTACTAGCTAAGAATGATCTTGAGGCACGTTGGAACTTCAACATACCTGCTTTAACAAGACAACTTGAGGGTATCAATGCTGGTCACTTGATTGAGGTAGGTGCTAGACCTAATACAGGTAAGACATCTTTTCATGCAAGTATGATTGCATCTCCCGGAGGCTTTGCACATCAAGGTGCTAACTGCATTGTGTTGTGTAATGAAGAGGGCAGTCACAGAGTTGGTGCTAGATACTTAACTGCATCTACAGGTATGACTATGAAACAGATCAAGACTAACCCAAGTATGGCAAGAGATTTGTATGCACCTGTCAAAGATAAGATAAAGATAAAGGATGCAACGGGTCGTGATATGTCTTGGGTTGAGAGTGTGTGTAAGTCTTACAAACCTGATGTTGTACTACTTGATATGGGAGATAAGTTTGCTAGGACTGGTGGTTTTGCAAGAACAGACGAGGCACTGAAAGCTAATGCAGTTCATGCTCGTATGATTGCCAAGCAACATGAGTGTGCTATCTTTTATATGTCTCAACTATCTGCTGATGCAGAGGGTAAGATATTACTTAATCAATCTATGATGGAAGGCTCACGTACTGGTAAAGCTGCAGAGGCAGACTTGATGATACTCATTGCAAAGAATCCACCCAAGCAAGAAGATGGTGACGAAGAGGATTTGCAAAGACATCTAAACATTGTCAAGAATAAATTGTCAGGTTGGCATGGTGTAATTACTTGTCAGCTTAATTATCAAGTTGGTAGGTATGAGGCATGAATGATTACCCTGATCTATTTGGGTATTCTAAACCTAAGAATGAACCACAAAAGACTTATGTGTGCATCAAGTGTAATATAGAACAACCCGCTACTAATTTTTATGTTGTATTTTCTGGTGAGGTAAAGAGGACTTGTCAATCATGTGTGAAAGGACATTTCAATACAATTAAAAGATTGCGTAAGGAAAATAAATATCCTAATGATGACTATTGTTGTCCTATATGTAATCGTGATGCAAAAGAAATAGGTAAATATGGACAAGTTAAAATGTCTAAATGGGTTCTAGATCATTGCCACGATACACAAACATTTAGGGGTTGGATATGTCATCATTGTAACACTGGACTAGGGGGATTTAAAGATGACTTGACAAAGGTAAAAAGAGCAGCTATATATTTAAAGAAACATAAGGAGAAATTAGATGAAATTAACACTTGACGTAGAAAATACTGTTACTACTAGAGATGGTAAATTGCACCTAGACCCTTTTGAAACTGAGAATGAATTAGTAATGGTTGGTTGTTTGACAGATAGAGGCGAACAGTATTTATTCAGAGAGAACTTTGAGGGAGTACAAGAACTTCTAGACCAAGCTACCATACTTATAGGACATAACATAGTACACGACTTAATGTGGATATGGGAATGTGGTTTCAAATATGAAGGTCCAGTGTTTGATACTATGCTAGGAGAATATGTATTACAATGTGGTGTAAAGAAAGCTTTATCTCTTGAGGCATGTGCTGAAAGATATGAGTTAGCTACACAGAAACAAGATACCTTAAAAGAATATTTTAAGAAAGGATTCTCTGTTGCTGATATACCACCAAATGAATTATCAGAATACTTGTCAGCAGACTTACATGCTACACAACAATTGTCAGATGAGATATACAGAAAACTAAATACAGTTGAATATGCTGAGTTAATGGATACAGTTATATTGACTAACAAAGTTGCATTGACTTTAGCTAATATATACCAAAAAGGTTTTGCAGTAGACTTAAATAAATTAGAAGAGGTTAGGGTGGAGTTTGAGACAGAAAAGCATGATATAGAGAAACGTCTTAAACTACAAGTAAAGCAGTTGATGGGAGACACACCTATCAACTTAAATAGTCCAGAGCAGATGTCTTGGGTTATATATAGTAGAAAGCCTAAAGATAAAACTACTTGGACACATAACTTTGATTCATACATGAAGAAATTAGATTATGTAAATGCAGTCAATGAAACATCAGATGTTTTATATAAAACTATAGCTGTAAAATGCAAAGATTGTTTTGGGTCAGGAACTATGAGAAAGGTAAGAAAAGATGGAAAGCCTTATGTTAAACAACCCAAGTGTAATCCTTGCAATGGTACTGGCTACACTTTTAATAATAGCCCAAAAATAGCTGGACTAAAGTTTTCTGCACCATCTGCTAAATGGGTAAGTGCAAATGGATTTAGTGTTAATAAAAAGTTTCTTGATGTTTTGCAAGACACTGCTAAGAAATTAGATATGTCAGAGGCATTAAGTTTCTTATCAGACTTACAGAGATTATCTGCATTAGATACTTACTTGTCATCTTTTGTGCAAGGCATAAAGACTTATGTCAAGCCTGATGGCAAATTACATGTAAGACTATTACAACATAGAACATCTACTGGTAGATTCAGTGGTGCTGACCCTAACATGCAGAATATGCCTAGAGGTGGTACATTCCCTGTTAAGAAAGTATTTGTGTCACGTTGGGATAATGGAAAGATAATGGAGGCAGACTTTGCACAATTGGAGTTTAGAGCCGCGGCATATTTATCACAAGATAAAGTCGCTATTGAGGAGGTATCAACTGGATTTGATGTACATGCGTATACGTCTAAAGTTATCACTGATGCTGGTCAGCCAACGAGTAGGCAAGAGGCTAAAGCACATACGTTTGCTCCGTTATATGGTGCGACTGGGTTTGGGAGAAGTAAAGCAGAAGCCGCCTACTATGAACACTTCACAGAAAAGTACAAAGGAATCAAAGCTTGGCATACCCGATTGGCTAAAGAAGCTCTAGCTACAGGTAAGATAACTACACCATCAGGTAGACAGTTTGCATTCCCGGATGTGCATAGGTTAATGTCTGGTAAGATAACCAATTTCACACAGATAAAGAATTATCCTGTACAATCCTTTGCTACTGCTGATATAGTGCCTTTGATACTTATGTATATAGAGAAGAAGTTAGAGCCATATCAGTCTTGTGTAGTCAATAGTGTGCATGATTCTATAGTAGTAGATGTACACCCAAATGAAGAGAAAGAAGTATTAGATATAATTAAAATAACTAATGATAATATGATATCTTTAATAGAAAAAGAGTTTAAATTAGAGTTCAATGTACCACTATTATTAGAGGCAAAAATAGGTACTAATTGGCTTGACACTAAAGATGTTGCGTGATATAACTAGGCACTTATTGAAAGGAGAAAAAAGTAAATGAATGATTTAATTAATATAAATACAGATAGCTATGCAGATTTAGCTAAAGCTATGGGAATAGCTACAGAGGTTTCTGCAAAGCCAAAGAAGTCTGGTAATTTAAACAGACTAAGAATATGGCATACACCCATAATGGGTCAAGCTGAGATTAATGGCAAGATGGCTAATGTTGAAGTCATTGAGGGTGGAGCATATAGATTAGAAGTTGTAGAAGAGAGTGGTTCTACATTCTACTATGCTAAGAATATAAGTATTCGCCCATTCATGCAAAGGTTCATGTTAAGAAGATACATAGCCAATCTCAATGCAAAAGCTGGTGAACCAAAGGGTATGTTTCATAGAACTATTATGTCTGATAATCTTAATAGTGATTTAAAAGACAATACAGGTAGGTTCAACTGTGGTAAACCATCAGGTTACATAGAAGACTTCAAAGCATTAGCACCTGACATGCAAGACTTGATAAGACAAATCAAACGTGTGCGTGTTATCTTTGGTGTTGTTACTTTGGATGAGCCTACTGATGAGAAAGGACAACCTACAGAATTAGGTGATGTACCTTTCATTTGGGAGATAGATAATAAAGATGCTTTCAAAACTTTAGGTGAGCAGTTTAATGAGTACGTTAAGAAGTCTAGATTGCCTATACAGCACATGATACATCTTAATGGTACTAAGGCAAACGAGTTACCTAACGGAAGTAGTTTCTATACCCCTATTGCCCAAGTTGATTTCTCTGAAGCATTTGATGTTACAGAAGAAGATCAAAAGTTATTTGGAGACTTTGTTGATTGGATAAAGAACTTCAATGACTACATCTGCAAAGAGTGGGAAGAAAAAGTAGAGTCTAGGCAGAACCCTGTATCTGAAGAAGAGATGGAAACTGTTGAGTCTTTTATTGACATTGAGGGTAATAGCTAATGAACCATGTCGCTGAACTGAAGTTGCACCAATACATGACTGATGCAGTCAATGGCAAATCTACTATGTCAGATGAAATTATTCATCAAGTAGCCAATGACGTAAAAGATGCATTGCAACGTCAGTTTGGTGGTAAGGTTAAAAGAAAAGACTTTACCCTACGTATGTCAAATGTAGGCAGACCCACTTGTCAACTTTGGTATGAAAAGAATAAACCTGAGACTGCTTTACCTAGATCAAATAACTTTATGATGAACATGATGTTAGGAGATATAGTTGAGGCAGTCTTCAAGGGTTTACTTAGAGGTGCTAAAGTAGATTATGAAGAGTCTGATACTGTTACTCTTAAATGCAAAGATGCAGAAGTATCAGGTTCTTATGACTTAGTTATTGATGGAGCAGTTGATGATGTTAAGTCAGCATCTGATTGGTCTTATAAAAATAAGTTTGAATCCTATGAGACACTTAGCAGTGGCGATGGATTTGGATATGTAGGGCAACTTGCTGGTTATGCAAAAGCTTCAGGTAAGAAAGTTGGTGGTTGGTGGGTTGTAAACAAAGCCAATGGTCACTTTAAATATGTACCTGCGAGTGGACTCAATCTAGATGATGAGATAAAAAAGATTGAAGACACTGTAGCTACTGTCAATGCCAATAAGTTTGAGAGATGTTTTGAGCCAGAGGAAGAGAAGTTTAGAGGTAAGGCTACAGGCAATACTGTTTTAAATAGTAACTGTAGGTTTTGTGACTACAGATATGATTGTTGGGATTTAACTGATAAACCTGCCGTTATGTCTAAAGCACAGACACCTAAGATGGTTTCTTACATTAGCATGGTAGATAATGTCTCCTCATAAAGTAAGAAGAGAGGCTATAAAGTATGGATATAGGAGTGGGTTAGAACATGCCCTCTCTCTATATTTAGAGAAACTTAAATATAAGTATGATTATGAATCTATAAAAATAGAGTGGGAAGACCTAACGTATCGCACCTATACACCAGACTTTATTTTAAAAAACGGTATAATTATAGAAACTAAAGGAAGATTTTTAGCTGCAGATAGAAAGAAACATCTCTGCATAAAAAAACAACATCCTAAATTAGATATAAGATTTGTCTTTACAAATAGTAAAAATAAGCTTAGTAAGGGTGCTAAGTCTAGTTATGCACAGTGGTGTATTAAACATGGTTTTAGATACTATGACAGAATTATACCGGAAGATTGGTTAAAAGAAAAAGGTAAAAATAAACACTTGAACTTTATTAAATTTTCAGGTACAAAGATAAGGAGATAATATATGTTAGAAAGAAGAAATCCAAACTCATGTTTCATAGAACTAAATCCTATATGTGATAAAAGCTATTGGACTGGAGAACTAGAAGTTAATATCATAGCATCTGAAAAGAGTGACCTTGATAAAGAAAGTAAAGAAAGTTTATTGCATCTATCTCAGTTGGTTGCATCTACTGTAGCTCTAATGGAGCTAGACCCCAAGTTAACAATAAGACTAGAAGAGTTTGTAAATGAGGCAGAAGAAGAAATAAGAGAAAATAATAAACCTAAAGTAACTAAATCTGTTGAGGGTAATGTAATATCCTTAAATTTTGAAAAGAAAAAGTGATGTTAAGACATATGGAGTACATGAAAATGAGAGCTAAACAAGAAGACGATATGGTAAATAGTCCTACACATTATAACAAAGCAGGTATTGAAACTATTGATGCCTTAGAAGCTATGCTTGTTGATGGATTTGATTATTACTTACAAGGAAACATAGTTAAATATTTATGGAGATTTAGATACAAAAATGGTATAGAAGACCTAAAGAAAGCACAATGGTATCTTAATAAACTTATTGAGGTTTATAATGATAAGAGTTAAGATGATTATAACTCTCTCTGTTGATAAAGAAGAATATCCAATACCAGCAGACGGAAATGTAGGAGAAGAAGTAGAAGATTATATTAAAGATATGATTTATGATTTAGAAGGTATAAAGATTAAAACTATAAAAACAATAACAGAGGAGAAATAGATGTTACAAAATTACTTACCCACAGACTATCAAAACTTCATAGCACTCTCTCGCTATGCAAGATGGAAAGATGATGAACAACGCAGAGAGAATTGGTCAGAGACTGTAGACAGATATTTTGACTACATGAGTAATCATTTATCTAATAATTATAACTATACTATTACAAAAGCACTTAAAGAAAAATTGACAAATCAAATAATGTCTTTAGGCATTATGCCAAGTATGAGAGCATTGATGACATCAGGACCTGCATTAGATCGTTGCCATGTTGGTGGTTATAACTGTAGCTACATACCAGTAGATAGTCCACGTTCATTTGATGAATGTATGTACATACTTATGTGTGGTACAGGTGTAGGTTTCTCTGTTGAACGTGAGAATGTAGACAAGTTACCT